AGTGTATGAAAGAACGCACACTGAGGCTGAGCTTCTGGCAGGTTAAAATGGGGAGAAATTTCTCATTTTAACTTGTACTAAATCTTGACATAGAACCATATCGTGGAGAAGTTTGCCCTCCTTTGAGAATAAGCTCGTCAACGATTGCACCGCTGAATCCGCTTTTCGCTTCATCAGCCAGCCGCTCGGCTACTTTCTCTCGGAGGAGTTCTGTTTTTCTAAGGATTTCTTGTTTGTAATCAGCCAGCTCTTTCATAGCTCGGTTGATTTCACTCGTTGACAATCCGAATGAGATAACTTTTCTACCCACTGACAGTCACCTTGCTTATCGCAACCGATACGCTGTTCAAGCTCTTGGCTACCTTCTTGACGATATAATCGTGAGGAGTAATGACCTCACCATCATCGTTCGTCACCAAAGCCCCGGTTTCATCGACCTGTGGCGTTTTATCGACCCATAGCACTGTGTACTCGTCAATAGGGGGAGCGTCCGTCCCCATAACAATTACCTTGTCATAGCTCTCGCTTTCTCCAAACTGTCGGGTGCTTGTTTCACCCTTGGCGGCAGAGATATTAGCGGAGAACTCTACCGGGTTGTCTCGAATGATTTCATATTCCCCTGTAACATTTCCGTATTCGTCCGTCTTAGGGACTTTCTCTTTGTACAGAGCGTAGAAGAATTTGCTCTTATTTCGTTCCATCATTCTCATTTAATCACCCCCACATGAGGAGTAACCACCTTGAGCATTGAGGACGGAATATCAGCATTTTCATAGCTTCGGGAGATACCGTTCTCGGAATGAGAGGTCTGACCCTCCGCACCACGCTTGTTCAGCATATAAGCGGCAATCTCGCATTGGAGAGTGTCGTACTGTGCCGGAACTTCCGTCACACTGGAATCATACGGATATGCTCGATTGATAATTTTACGACCAGCCAGTTTAAGATAGGTGGACAGCACTTCGTCACTGTCCGAACCACCGACCATCGCTTTAAGAGCAATCAGCTTTTCTTCCTCGGTCATGTTGTCCACCTCCTTTACTTAGGCAATCTCGTAGAAACCTTCGGTCTTCGGGTTGGTCTTAGGCTTACCAACGATATAGCCGTTGTCGGTCTTAGCGTAGTAAACCTTGCCCTCGGAAACCGTAGTGTCCGCAGTGGCAGTAGCAGTACCCTTGAAAATCTTGACTGCCTTGGTAGCGTCAGTCAGAGCCGCAAGGTAATACTTACGAGACCAAATAGTGTTCTGACGAATATCGCCGTCACGGTCAGTCTCAACCTCGACACCCTTCTTATTGAAGATGGTAACTGCCTGTCGAGTAGCAACCACGATAGTACCCTTCGTAGCGTCCTTCTTGGTGTAGATGTTCACGCCGCCAACAGTACCGATGTAGCCAGCACGAGCGAACGCTTCCACATACTTGAGGTCTTCTGCGAGGTTCTTACGAAGCTCGGCAGTATCGCCCGGGTGTACGAAAGCGAAAGTCTGCGGAGCAACCTTCTCCGGCTGATTGTCAGTGCTTTCGATGTTCAGATTGGCAACAGCGTCCACAAATGCGGCGAAGTCAATCTTCGCAGTAGGAACGACCATAGTAGCCTTCTTGAACTCGCCGTACACATCGCCGTTTACGGTATTGAACATATCAGTACCCATGTGACGAGTGCCGACAGGAACGAGCATAGGGTCAGTCATTTCCTGTTCGTCATAATACTGGAACTTGTTCTGTGCGAGCTGAATCTCGTACTCCTCCGGGGTGAAAGAAACCTCAATGCTCTTGGTGTTACCTTCGCCCATTTTCAGCTTCTCCGTACCAGCGGTAGCCTTGTAGACGTTAATCTTGCGCTTCATACCAGCAGTACCCACGAGAGAGTTATCAACAGTACAGAACTGCTGTAAATCGAGGTGGGAATTGAACTGGTCTTCTACCTCGTTGGAGAGATAGAAATTGTCATAAATCTTATGAGCCATTACTCATTACCTCCTGTATCGTTATTGGTGTAGAGGGCTTTGTAGTCCTCGGGATTCTTCACAGAATAGTCATAACGCTCCTGTGGAGACATTTTGCGGAGCTTCTCAAGGGTCATTGTCTTGGAATCTCCGTCCGGGGTCGGTTTCGGTGTATCTTTAAGGGCTTCCGCACGAACCTTCTTCTCGACATTCTCAAGATGTTTCTTCTGATTGGCGAAGACCTTCTCGGTATCACCATCAGCCATTGCTTCTGCGGTAGCGTCAGCCAGCTTCTCCTCGTAACCCATGCCGAGCAACTTTGCCTTGAACTTGGAAACTTCGCTTTCACGGAGCAGTTTGTCATACTTGGACTGCAACTCCTCACGTTCCTCCTGTTCCTTCTGCTTTTTCTGCTCGTCCTCGGTGAGCTTTTCATTCAGCTCCTTCTTCTTAGCCGCAAGCTCGGAAGCTGTCTTATCGAAAATATCCTTCCTTACATATCCGCTGTAATCGGGGTCTTCGGTCTCAAACGCTTCAAGAGCGGCGATTTTCTGTTCCGGGGTCATGTCGGCATAGCCGTCAATCTTGCTAATGTCAATCTTTGCCATGTTGAAATCCTCCTGTCTTTTAATGTCTTCTGTGACAATGTTTGCGGTTTAAGTCTTCTCTGACTATTGCGATTTAAGGCTTCTCTGCCTATATTCACAGCGGCTTACCGCTCAAATATCGTTATTGTCCGGGTCATTATCATCGTCCCCGGAATCATCGGGAGTGGTCTTCTTAGCCAGTTCAGCGGCTTTCTCCTGTTGCTCCTCGTAATACTTCATGCTCATGGTGTAAGCAGATTCAGCGTCAGAGAACATTCCACTATGCTGGAACGCCAACTGTGGGTGAATCTTAGGCTCTTGAAGCATGGAGATAAGAACTTGAGATTTACTCTGAATGGCTTCGTAGTTACGGCGAGTGAACTTCATATCAATGTCACTCAACTTGAGTGTGAGACCTCCGAGGTCTCGACAGATACGAAGAACCAGCTTGAGCATTTTCTTTTCTGCTCGCTTGAAAACATTCTCACTGTCCTTTGCTCGAGCTTCTGCGTCAGACCAACCATCACGGAGCAACACGGCAGAACCAGTATCACTCGTGGAAGAACCACCGTTACGGTTTGGCATACCGCAGATGGTAAGCATTGCGTTGTAGTAATCGTCCTTGAGGGTCTGCGATTGTGTCTGATTCAGCTCTGTGGTGACTACACCAACATCAGCGGCTTGTCCGTCCACGGACTTCACCTTGATTGCGCCGAGCTGTAAGAACTCCTCGTATTCCTCCTTGGTAATGTCGCAGTTAATGAACTTAATAAAAGCCTGTACCAACTGCTCCATACCGTCCATACGGTTACTTTCCACATTGTTGATTGCGTCCAGTAGAGGAAGCACAATCTCAAAAGAACCGAGACGAGCATTGTTTCCCGGGTACTCGATAATCGGAATCATGTCGAGGGCATGAGGTTTGGATTCCACCAAAATGTCTCCGTCCACGAGGTAATAGCGATTCTCGGTATAAATCGAGTAGTGAAAAATCTCGTTATCGTCCTTGCTGTACTTAACCGCCATCAGCGGTTTGTTACCGATTTCGTTTGAATACACAACGAAGGTGTCTCTCGGGTCGAGAGTGTAAAGCTCAAAAGGAGCTTCGTCTTCCTCACCCGGTTCATCGGGAAGGACAAGACGGAACGCCGTACCACAAATCATCTGCCACTCGACAAGTTCTTGGTCTTGAGCGGCTTTGTCCTCTGCGAACATATACTCGTTGAGGGTGTTAATCTGCTTTACGATTTCCTCGCCACCATTACGGCTGACATACTGAATCGGCTCGCCACACAGATACCCAACCTTAAAGGACACGATTTCGTTTGCACGATTTTCGGTAATCTTATTGCAGATTTCGGGGCGAACGTCTTTGACACGGTTTCTGATTGGCTGGTCTCCACGGTAATACTTCCACAGGTAGTCAATCTCACTGCGGTTCAACTCGTGAGTAGCGAGAGCCTTACGGAGAACATCGACCACGTTTTCGTCCGTGATTTCTGTTACGCTGGTCTTGATAATGCGCCGACCGCTCATAAATCGTGTCTGACTTAGATACTTCGGCTTGCTCTCGTCAATTTGATGTGCCACGTTCCTTCCTCCTTTCTGCATACAAAAAAAAATGGGTGCATGACTGCTTGAGGTCTAAATTACCTCGTGCAATCATGCACCCATTCAAACTCGTTCTTTTTACCATATCATAATACCACAAGATATAGTAGAAGTCAATACGCTAACACACTATATGTTGATAATTATGTGGAAAGTGTGGATAACTCATACGACCTGTGTTACCACGGTCTCTGAAATACCTCAACCCTTGCGCCGGACAGACTTTGTGCGAACTCTGCCAACATAGCCATACCATCGGGAACATCATCGTGCTTGTTTTTACCAGCCACAGTGTAAGAGCCGAGCATATCCATCATACGACCGTAATCACTCTGACGTTTATACAGGCTATCGTCTTTGAACAGGCAGTGTTCCTTGACCCATGCACTGTTGACGATGATTTTTGTCTCCTTATTGGCAGTAGTGAACTTGGTCGTAATGCGAGTGATACCTCCACGCTTCTTGACCTCATTCTGCACCTTTTCGGCAACACGACCACCAGCGGAATTGCTCTCGAAACGGCACATTTTGACTTTACAGCGAAGCAGTATGTCCACCAATCGAGCGTCAACGATGTTCGGTAAGCTGTTATCACAGACACAATCGTCAATGTAGTAGTCATTACCGTACACATACGCCGCCGGGAGGAAAGCGTAGTCAGAACCCTTGTCCTTGGTATCACAAATACCGATAATAGCGTCCGGGTCTTCTGCCGGAAGCTCAAAATATCGGCGCAGTTCGTCCACATCGTAGAGCAGACCCTCACGCTCGATAGGCTGATTCATAAACAGAGCCTTGAAAGACGCTTCATCAAGGTTGTTCCTCATATCCTCGAAATAGTGGCGGCTGAATCCGACACCGTAGGTGTAATTGAAATTACTTTCACCGTCTGCGTCCAGTGCCGGAAGAACAATGAACTTTGCTCGGGAATCACCGCCGTACTGATTCTCCAATCGACCGATAACATCATGGACAGACCATCGGGTAGCGATATGGATTTCCTTCGCACCTTCCTTTTTTCGAGATTTAAGGTCATTGGTGTAGGCACTCCACAGCTTATCCAATCGCTCCTTGCTCATAGCTTCCTCAATGCCGGAACACAAGTCATCGGCGTAGAGGATTTTGTCACATCGAGTAGCACCAGTCAATGAAGCATTGATTGCTCGACAGGTGAGTGTGGAGAATCGGTGCTTCTTGTGAAGGTCAATGGTTTCCTCCTTGGAGTTCGTTGCCGCCATCTTTACTCCCGGGAACACATCAGCCCACAGGTACTCGCTGTCGGTGATAATCTGATACACACCGTCATAGAAGGAGCGTGTCAGCATACCCGAGTGAGCAGAAGCAAGGGACTGTGAATCCGGGAATCGACCCATGACCCACGACAGGAAGAAGATACCGAGCGTGGACTTACCAGTACCGGGCGGCATGGAAATCGTAAGTAAGTCCAGCCTATCGTCAATCAAATCTTGCATTGCCTGTACGACAGGGTGCATGACCTCACGGCGAGGGACATAGAACTTCTTGTCCGGCTCACGTTCCCATTCAACATAGAGCAGATAGCTTTCAAAATCAAAAGGGGCGGCGGCAAGCAGAACCTTCTTGTGAAGCATGAACAGGGAGCGAAGCTCCTTGTCTGTTTCAGACTGCGGAATCCGATTCTCGATAATGTCTGACAGCTTTTTCAGATACTCCACGGATAGGGGAATGTCTGTCTTCTGTGTCTCGAGACAGATATGGTATAAATCCTCATAGGCTCTTACCCCGGAGGGTGTCTTTTTGATTTGCCCGAGAATTTTTTCAAGTAACTCTTTCATAAATACCTCCAAACAAAAAGAGAGTGCGTCACCGTTCAGAGAATTAAATCTCTGTGCGATAACGCACCCTCGTCATTAAAATCTTTTTCTTCGTTTCCCTCGGTGGTGAGACCGTTCATTCATCTTCACAATCTCATAGAGTACCGCAAAGGGAAATATCAATATTGCCAGCACCCACATAGGCTCATTCCTCTGTCAATGGGATTTCGACTTTCTCGCCGCCGGACAGCTCCACCGATACGGTAGAATCATCGTCAAGCTCGAACAGCCACACCACATTAGCGGTCGTGCCGCTCTGCACATTGGAATCGCACTGCACATAGCCGTTGGTTCTGTCACCTGTTGGAACAAGCGGTGGCAATTCGACACCGTTTTGAAATGCTTTGACCGACACTTCATCAGCCGGAACAGCAGTTTCGGAGCTGTCGTTGGTGTACTGCGTATAGACAGCCACACAATCGTACTGCTCGAGAACAGTGAGCTTTTCTCCGCTGACATACGAGACCTTGTGTTGTGGTTCAGCTCCACACCCGGAGACCGCCAGCATAAGCACTCCGGCAAGCATAATAGATAGCATTTTCTTCATTTCTACACCTCCAATGGGAGAATCGGGGAGTGTACGCCCTGTACCCAGCCCATGTCTCCATATTTGTACTTACCCTCATAGAAGGGGCGGTTAGATAGGATTCCTCGAATGGTGGACGGCTGAAATCTCTTGCCTTTTCGGGTTCGATACCCACCATCGTATAGAATCTCGCAAATGTCCAGCAAAGAGGTGTGGTTCTCGTCATGCTCTCGGAATATCGTCTCCACGATAGGGCGTTCTTCCGGGTTTTGCATGAGCATACCGTCTACGCAGTAATAGCCATACGGCTTGTTGCCGCCGGAATACCCACCGCACTGTGCCTTGAGAGACCGCCCACGCCCGGTACGCAGAGCGATGTTCTTTCGCTCCTGTTCCGCAACGAACATCAGCAGAGAGCGGTAGATGTTGGCGAAATCATCACCCTCCGAGAAATGCTCCTCGGTAGACAACAGCTTCACATTCCGCTTCTCGAGCGTGTAGAAGTAATAGAAATACAATTTTGTGTCACGAGCAACACGGTCATTCTTGAACACAATCACAGCTTCATGTGCCGGGAGCTGGTCTGCATTGTAGAGAATCTTGTCCAGTTCCGGGCGATTATCCTTCGCACCGCTGATTGTATCGGTAAGCCAGCACACGATTTCAAAATCATTCCTGTTGGCATAATCAGAAATCGCCTGTTTCTGTACCTCGATACCGTATTTATCGTCCGCAGACTGTTCCTCCGTAGATACACGGATATAACCAATCGCTTTCACGAGATATTCACCTCCTCAAGTAGTAAAAGTAGTAGAAAATCAAAAATTGCGGTAACTTTTGCTATATATGCGTGTACTAAGAGGAAGTTACACGCAAAATGCTGTTTTCAACTACTTTAACTACTTCAATCCTTCTTTTCGTAGGTGAGAACGATGTTATAACCGAGAGCGTCCATCATTTTCACGAAGGTGTCGTTCACGATTCCACCATTCTTCTTGAGAACTCGGTTGATGTACTGCCCAGTAGTGCCGATTTCTTCACCCAACTGCTGTTGTGTCTTCCCAGCTTCGAGGAGCTTCACCTTTACATCAACTTCAATGTTATTTTTAACCATGTTTTTACCTCCTATATGTTGTTTGTGATACGAGTATAGCACGAGAAAGGGAGATTGTCAACACTGATAGGATAAGAAATTATCTTTTGTAAGGTCTTTTTATTTTTTGAGGATATTCAGCGTACTCCCTCGCCCGGTTTCGCCCCTTGTCAATCCCCCTCCGGGGGTGTCTCCACAGCCCCACAGAAGCCCACAGAACGCCCGGAACGCCGCCGGGGTACATCAACCAACACCAGCAAGAAAAACGCCGTAGAACGCCCACAGAACGCCCCACAGCGTACACCAGCCAAAACCGCACCGACACAGCACGAACCGAAGCACCGACACCGAACCCGGGCGGCTATTCAAGATTACACTTTACAGCAACCCGGACGAAGTAGCCGCCCACAGGGTAGCCCCAACGGAGACCCACAGACAGCCTCACAGACAGCCGGAACGCCGCCGGGGTGTAATGGGGTAGCCCCACAGACAGAAGCCGCCCACAGCGGCGCACAGGCGGCACAGAGGGCAACAGAAAACGCCCCGAGCCGAAGCCCGGAGCGTTTCGCCTTATTTATTCATTTTCAACAGGTCAGCGAAGACCACGAACGGAAAAATTAAAATGCAAAGTAAAATCAAATCTTTTCACCCCCTTATTGAACCGTAAAACGGCGGTATGTTGTCGGGGTGCTGTACTCTGTGAATAAATCCGGGTACACTTTACGGAAGCCGGAAGAATCGAACCGGGACGAAGTAACCGCCTTGTATGTCGCTTTGCTCGCTCCCTCTGTGACCGTCTCCCGGTCTCCCATGATTGCGAGAATGTCGGTTTTTATACTGTCGTTCATCGCTTCCAATTCTTCAATCAATCTCTTGTTTTCTCTGTACTCATTGCACAGCTTTTCAAATGCGCTCATATTATGCAACCTCCTTTTCGATGGTGTAAAAATCGCTATGTGTGCCGTGGTGTCCTGTGACGGTGAAACCGCACTTTTTCAGAATCGACCAAAAGCACGAAGAACCCACGCCGCCCTCAAAATAAGGGATAGCACCATAGCCCGCACCATAGCCAATAATAGAGCCGTTGGAGCGTCCACAGCTTGCCGTCTTGCTCTCGTCACTCTCACCAGCGGCAAGAGCGTTTTCTTTGTAGGTGTAAAGAAGCTGTAAAACGCTGTCGCACTGGTTCAGAGCTTCGGCAATAGCCGCCGATTCCTTATCATAACCGCAACCGCTCGCCGTTCCTGTGAATGTCCCGGCGTTGGTCATTGCTTCGGCGTGGGGATTGTAGCCCCATGTCCGAGAGCGTACCCAGTCAACCGATATAGACAGATAGGAAAGAGCCGGGGCGGTGGCTACTCGGTCAAGCTGTGCGAGCTGTGCGGCGGTCTTCTTGTCAATCTCTCGGAAAGCTCGAGCCGTGGCAAGCTCCACAGCCTTTTCTCGGGTGATTCTGCCGTTCTTGTACTGCTCCCAGCGTGTAGCGGTGCTGTACTCCTGTAAACCTCTGTCCGGGTCTCCGTGGTGTTCTGCCGCCCATGTCGGCATATATCCGTTAAGGATATAAAAAGCGGTGTTGTTCTTGCGGTTCTCGCTGTCGGTGATTACTTCGTTCTTGATGTTCTTATACTCTTTCATGGTGTGACCTCCTATAATTTATCCTGTGAAAATTGTTTCTTGTCTTGTTGTGATTATAAGATAACACAGCCGAGATTATTTGTCAATACATTTCAGATAAAAATTTATCTTTTTTGTGTTGCTTGAATCAAACGACCAAACCGGGCAACGTTCCAACCCGGGAGAGCGGCGGCGATTTCGCCCATATAATCAGCGGTGCGCCTGTTTTCTTGCCAACTGTCGGCGGCTGTCTGTCTGCCTGTGCCGCTTCCGTCTCCCTCGTATACTGTAATCAGAAGGGCGGCGGCTTTCGTGGCGGCGAGCCGTACCACATCACACCGGGCGGCTTCGCTGTCGATAACATTAAGCACGTTTGAAATCACCGCCACATCATACGACCCGGCGAGAACTGCGGCATTATGTTCCGGCGTTCTATTGAATGGGTCATAAATGGAGACCGCCGCACCGTAACCCCGGGCGGCTTCTGCGGCTGTGTGAACCCGCCCCCCGCCGATGTCTACAACCTTTTTCCCGGTCATAGCTTCAACGGCTCTTTTCATACTGTAAACCGCCGGGGCTTTCGTGCTGTTTATGCTGGTCTGTCTGCTGGTGAATCTCTGTTTCATTGTGAACCCTCCTATATTATCCAATTTGTGTTGTTTCTTATCTGAATCTGATTAGACATTAGCACAAATAAGATTAAATGTCGATACATTTCGGATAAAAAATTATCCTGTGAGGATTGAAATTTGCATTATATAGGAAGAAACCCGAAACAGCCGCCCGGGGTGCTGATTTGCTTTATTGCATTAAAGTGATAAAGAGGTGAGTGCCGTGTCCGGCTGATTTTCTGAAAATTTCCGTGAATTTTTGCATAGAAAAAGCCCCGGGAAATCCCGGAGCAGTTTCATAGTCGATAGTCGAAAGTCGATAGTCGCTCGGCTGATAGTCGGAAAGTCGGAGCGTGGGCGAAAGTCGCTTAGTCGCTCGTGTCCTCGTCAGAGTTGCTTGCTGAAAGTCGCTTCTGCTGGTCGCTTGCAATGTAGCGTTCTCTGATTTCATCAGCGGAATAGTCGTTGTCATTCTGCTGGTTTGGTGTGAGAACGTACTCGGTCTTGTCTTGGTAGCCATAGTTGTTCTTGCCGAGGAAGATACCAGCTACCGGGTTGACCTTGCCACTTTGCATATAGTTTTCCCACAAATTTTCGAGCAAAAAGTACGCCTTTTTTATTACGTCGGCTACCTCGGGCGGCAACGCAATCTTATATCCAGCCCCTCCACCCGGAATATCGTGTGTCACTGCATAAAGCCACTGTCTGTTGTGTCCGTTCAGTGCAATAGCCATACCCACAACCGTAGGTTTCATATCATACTGTGCGTACAAAGCAAAATAGTCGGAAAGTCGCTGTTGCACCTCCAACGGATTCTCCATGTCAATGTCCGGCATATTCATCAACTCCATATTGACGGAGAGGAACTTCGTGTTATCACCAGCTTCAAGCCCCGGAGCGATGTTTTCCGGCTTCAACCAGTTATTACCTCCTCGGGGCTTACCTTTCTTCTTAGGCTTCATTTCTTTCTTTCCAGTAGTCGCAACGGCTTTCGTTCCGACATTCTCCTCGCTGGAAACAGTCTCCTTAGTCGCAACAGTCTCCTCGGAACTGTCTGCTAACAGCTTATCTATATCCATTTCAGTCTCCTTTCTTCTTATTCTTATTGCAGTAGTAGAAGTAGTTGAAAATCGGTTTTTGCGTATAACTTCTATATATAGGGATTTTTCTATATAGAGGAAGTTACACGCAATACCTTGAGAACAGCTACTTTAACTACTGTAATAATAAGAATAACTCGTTCTTGTGAAAAGATTGTTTTTCAATCCTTTTCAGATAGTTTGGTAAATGTCGTTTTTGATAAATACTTATCCGCTTTGTGTTAAATGAAGTTTTTGCTCTCGTAGTAGTCAATCACTCGCTTAACCTCAACCGATTTCAGCACAACGATTCTGTAATCTTTGCCGCACTTCCTCTTAACCCAAAAGTCGTGTGCGGCTTCTGCGATAGAGCTGTAAGTAAGCATTTTCGTCTTGCTGGTACGCTGGTGAGGAGGGAGGTATCGGTAGTCTGTGCCATACAAAAACTTCCCGGTCTTAATGTTCTGAATCGCAAACATCGTCTACCTCCTTACCAGTACCTCCGAACGCTTCCTTGATACATCTGCCGAACTCTTTAAGAGCTACACCAGCAGAGTAGGCGGCAAATTCGAAAGTCTTCTCAATCTCGGGGTAACGACTGCGGACGTATTCAGCAAGTATGTCGTTTCGTGTCTTCATTTCCCAACTCCTCCTCAAGAATCTTTTCAAGCTCCCTCGTGCCGACAGCTTTCATGTAGGTATGCGGAGCTTTGACGGTAGATACCTTAATTGCACTCTCCTCGATATGAGCCTTGAGACGTTCCAGCAGAGAAGCGTTCTCCACCTTGACACCATGATTGAAAAGTCGTATCTCGTCCTTCTTGAGCCATTTCTGCCACTTACCACAAGCGGAGCAGTAAAGCCCGGTCTGATTGCCGTGTTCCTCGGTGAAGAACTCCTTGCTACCACATTTGCAAATCATATTCATAGTTATACCTCCCACCATGATTTGATACCCTTGCCGAGTTCGACAGAGAGTTTCGTGCTGATAATTCGGGCGTGTTCGTACTGTGCTTTCACGCCGGGAACAAAATACTCGGTTCTGCCATTCTCAATGTTCTTCCGATTCTGATTGAGAAGGTCAGCTTGGTACAGGTTCAAGAGCCGTACCAACTCCTGTTTTTCTGCTAACTGCATTACGATTCCTCCTTCAAGTCTTCCTTGAGAAGAAGCAGAAGCTCCTTCAAATCAGCGAGGGTGAATCCTTCCTTGTTACAGGTGTTGGTTCGTCCCAAATGCTTATACCAGTTGATAATTGTGCCGCTGTCACGATGAATGATATAGAACTCGTCTTCCCAACGATAGAGAAGGAAGTTGTCGGTGTTCTGTGGATAACCGCACATCACATCAATGTCTATGATTTCATCATCGGTGAAAACTTCTCCGAACACTTTGCAGAAATCGTCTCTGTCAAAGTGATACTGCGGAAGGGTTTCGAGATATTTGCTCATTACAGCACCTCCTTCAATTTCAGACCACAATAGGTTGCATAACCACTCGAGGTCGATTTCCTGTCAAACCACTCCGGGTGACGCTCCATTTCAGAATTAAACTTACGAGCCGACAGGATATAAGCACCCTCGGACTTCGCCCAAATCTTGAAAGCGTTGTACAGGTCTTTCGCCTTGATAACGGTTGGCGAGCTTTCCTCCGGGACACGCTCACAGCGATTCTCGAGGAACTGCAATACGAGGTCGTTATCACGCTCGTACTTGGTGACAACCGATTTCAGACTGCCGCTCATTGCAAGTCCACGTTCCTTGTAGTGGATATACCCACGCACCAACCACATGAAAATGCCGCTCATGCTGGACTGCTCACACAGCTCGTCCTTGAGGTGGGTGTCCTGTTCCTCCGGGGAGAAGTGGCGGTTGAACTCGACCACCTTGATACGCTCGGAAGCGAACAGGGACTTGTCTGTCACCATCGGAAGGTCGTTACAGGAAAGCCATAAGGTGAACTGCGGCTTGAATGTGATTGCCGACTGATACAGCGCACGAGCGGAGATTTCCTCGCCGCCTGTAAGCTGTTTGATTTTCTCCTCGTCCAGCTTGCCGTATTCGTTGCTCTCGGACATTGTGACGAAGCGTTTGCCCTTCAATCCGGCGAGGGTAGGACTGGCGGCTTCTGCGTCCTTCTGACGGTCTCCACGGCAAATCATACCGACCGGGGCAACCTTGGCATAGTCACCGAGCATAGTCTCGATGGTGTTGAGCAGAGTAGACTTACCGTTACGAGTGGTCTTACCATGAAGAATGAACATACACTCCTCATTGCTCATACCCAGCATGGAATAACCCAAAGCTCTTTGAAGGAAGTCTGCCTTGTCCTCGTCATTCTGTGTGACCTCTTTAATGAACTTCTCCCAGCGTTTACACTTAACCGTCTTGGAGATAGTGTGGCTAAATGCTGTCTGCATGGTGAGAAAATCGTCCCAGCTATGTTCCCGGAAGGAGAAGTCTCGAAGGTCGTATGTACCATTGAGACAGTTAATGAGATAGGGGTCTGCGTCAAACTGCACAGCAGAGATACGAAGCTCACCTGTTGCGTCCTTGAGGATTCTATCTCGCATACGCCTGTCACCCATCTTATTGACGAACCCGGTGTAGGACTTTCGGGTATCATCGTCCTCGATTTCTCCGCAGTAGAGAATCATCAAACGAACGAAATCTTTAATCTTCTCGGACACGAGAATTGCTCCCTCGTCCTTACGCCATGCTCCCTCATGATAGGTGTACCAGCTCTTGTGTTCCGGGCAGTAGCGAGCTTCGTGAGAGTAGAGCAAGCCGAACAGGTTTGCCATACCCATTTCAGACCATTCAAAGCCGCTGGAAGTCTCGTCAGCCTTTTCCGGGTGATACTGCTTAATCAGATACATTTTCGAGGATAAGTCCTCGTCCATAATGACACGACCGTTGCGTGTCTCGAAAAGCTCTTGCATTACTTATCACCTCCCAGCAGAGTAATCGCCAAATCAATAAGGTCTGACAGGCGGCAACGGATTTCATAGAATCCGAAAGAGTGTCCGTCCTCATAGGCACGATTCCAAATGGCTTCCGCTTTCTTGCGAGAGAGCCTGTGACCCACCTCATACTGAATCTTTTCGATAATCAGATTGTAGACGGAATCTCGAGCCTTGTTCTTCTCGGTGTTGAGCCGAGCGACTTCACTCTGATACTTCTTGTTATTCAATTCGACCTGTTCTCTGTTCCATTTTACAGACTGGTCTTCATCGAAAATATGATTGCCGGGGACTTTTTGCAACCCAACCGGGCGGCACGACATTCGGTTCATAATGTCGAACTCATTCTGAATGTCTTCCCAGCTCATATCAGCTCCTTTACCCATATCCATCACCTCGCCATTACCTTATTGAGAAGGTCTTCGTAGAGGTGCTTGTAAAGATTCCTCTCGACCGTTACAGAGTTGTCAACAGGCTCACCATCGACCACAGGAGCGGCGATACCGAGTGAGCAGAGGATTCCAGCATTGACACCCTCCATTTCCTTATCGGTACAGGTACGGACGAAATCGCCCAGCCTGTCCTTATTGACCGTGTAGATGGTCTCACACAGAGCGGTCGAAGGAATCTTGCACAGCACCTCTGCATGAGTAGGCATGAGACGCTTTTCCTTTGTGGTGAGATAGACCACCTCGACAACATCTGCGTGTTCATTCAATTTATCAGAGGAGACAACGATTGCTGGTCTTCCCTCTGTATTACTCGGGTCTGTGGCGTAGCACTTGGAGTTGGAAATGTAGAAAATATCTCCTCGCTTCGCCGGGACGTTCTTATTCATGTAATATGCCATTATTTCTTACCTCCCATAACTGCGATTGCACATTTCTGTTTGTCCTCCAACCACCACGAACACTGCTCGGTTACGCAGAAAACAGGCTGTGTGCCAATTTTCACGGTGTTATTCTCGTCTACGACAGTGTTAGTCGTGAGGAGAGGACAGATTTTGTTCTGTTCCATTTTCTGATAACCTCCTATATTTTCCGCAGTAACACTTTGAGGATTTACACCTCAAAGTGTAGCGGCATTGATTATGTAGAGGGCAAGCGTGGCAGACACATCTTTTCTTACAGTTTTCACATCTTGTCTGCACGACATTCACCTCCGTTCTTTATTGAACTCGCCCCACAAGGGGGCGAGATTTTAGGATAAGAGAAAGACCGGGCGAACGCCAAGAGAATCGGAAGCGTCGTAGTAGGTCGCACCACCGTCGGTGACGACACGGGCGAAAATGGAAGCGGAATCCTCAACCTTGTTCTGCAACCAGTACCATTCCCATGTACCTGTCTCCGAGCCTTGGAAAGCGATACGCTCACGGCGGTTCTCCATGCCGTAGAAGCGTCTCACAGATACAGGCTCGTCCTTACCGTAAGGGTTCTCTCCGAAGATTTCACGCTCGGTAGGAATACGGAGCATATCAAAGCAGTTCGTCTGACCTACTCGCATACCAACCATGCGACCCTTGATTTCCTCCGGGAAGGTATCGAGGATTTCCCCATTCAGAGTGTGGCGAAGGTCAGAGTTGAAGTAGCTGATTTCCATACTACCCATTCTGTCCGGGGTCTTGAACATCGGCTGTTCGTCCTTGAGACAGTCAACAGTGATGAACAGCATACCGTTCGGGGTCTCACGAATGGCTTTCGCCTTAACCTTCTCCCCGGTGGTGAGTGTGAAGGAGATAATGTCTCCCAGTTCAAACAGTTCAGTGTCAATAGTCATGTTTCTCATAACTTCCATGATAAAATCCTCCTTAATCTTTATTGGATAAGTTTTTGTCTTGCTGTGATTATAAGATAACACATACAAGATTGAATGTCAATACCTAAAAGATAAATTTTTATCTTTTCTGTGCAAGTTATCGTCTTCTATGTTTAAGTGCTTTTCGCACTCCCTCGGAGCGTTGCTCGTATAGCTCACTGAATCGCCTATGTTCCTCACGAATGACTTTCTTTTCTTCCTCCCACAGTGCCTTTTCGTATAGGTACTCGGGACATACACCGTGACAGCCGGGGTGTCGCTTCGGAGCAACGCAGTCCTTACAGCATTTAATCTTCATCGCTTGTACCTCGTGACGCTGTTGCAGATAGTTCGCAACTCGTTTCGGTCGAGAGGTGGGTCACAGGCAACCGTATTGGCGTACAACAGCTCCTCGTAAATCTGTGACTTAGAATAGCCTTGATTGTGGAGCATACCAGCGAGGGAGGTGAGACAGATATTGCGGCTTCCGTCCGGGATTCTCGGATAGACTGGACGGAGCTTCACACGCCCATTCACGACAGGTTCTTCCCATACAGGGGCGTATATCTTGTCTCGCCCAACAACCACCTTATCGGAGGTCTCTCGGACTTCCGGGAAGTATTTCTCCACCACATAATCAATCGCTTCTTGGTTCTCGATGATTTCTCGGTAGAGAAGGGTGTTCCCGGTCATAATGAAGTAGCGAGCCGCCTTGTAAATCTCCACACCAGCAAGATTGTTCTTGCCTTTGAAGGGGAGAGTTCCACGGAGTAGGATATGGAATCCACGCCCACTCCGGGATTTCTCCGTATAGCTGTGGCACTTACCGACAATATCAGCCCCGAGGACGCTCATAAGACCGTCTTCATCGTACCCCTCGTCAATATCAATCCCGACATACCCATTGTCCGCAAACACGAAACCACAGTAGTCGTAATAGTGCTGGTTGTACGATTCGAGAGCAGTCTCGAAATCAGACCATGTTTCCGGGTTGGTGGAGGAAGCGGCTTCGTTCTCCCATGCTTTCATAGGGACTTTGCTTCCATCATTCGCACACACCCACTGGTCGAGTTTCTTTAATTCCTCGGGAATATTGTCATAGTAAACCACGCCGCTTTGCCACCTTTCTTTCCAGCTCATTTACGAGCTTCCAAACGCTGTCCTGTGAGATACCTTTGGACTTCGCCAACTGATAGATATTGTCCGGGACGGTATCGCCCTCACGATAGATATACAGGAGCATTGCTCGGTCATTATCGGAGAACGACTTGAGTGCGCTGTCGCACGCCGCCCAGTTATGTTTGTCTGCTTCCGAGTGGAACTTCGGTCTGTCGTGTCGAGCATAGAATCGCAGACAATGATTCACATACTCGGAGTAGAAAGTTCGGCTCATTTACTTGCCCTCCTTCATTTCCCCATACATGGAACTCAACTGGGCTTTCTTTGCTGTCTTCTTGACCTCAACACCCTCGAAATACCACTGGTTATCAATGCAGATAGGGTAGTCCGGGTTGTCAGATTCCACCAGCTTACCAGTGTCAATGATATGCTGTGCCGCAGACACGGAGAGGTTGTTCTTTACGAAGTCCTTCCCGGTGCGGAGCAGAGCGTTCACTCTGCCGTTGACGTTCTTCAACTTATACATTGTGTATAACCTCCTTAAATTCATTGTTCAGAGCTTCCACATCGACATTGCAAAGCTCCTTGAGTTTGTAGCGTTCCGGGTAGGTATCGTCCATTTCGTAGACCTCCCTCATGTGAATGTGTTCCTTCAACATATCCCGGTAGAATCTCTCGAGACGCTTCTTACCGAACCCGAGGTAAACATGAAGCGTCCACAGCACCATTGCGTCAATGTCGAGAGAATAGGCTTCGTCACGCTCGAGAATCTGTCGGTCGATTTCGTGGATTGCCGCCGCTGTCGCTCTTTCCTTGGCTGACTTCTCCGCATGAGAGACCATGTGGTCGAAATCACTGACTTTCAGATTCAGAGTGGGTTCTTTTTGTACCTTAATTCCGGCTTTCTTCTGCCTACGCCGTTCAGCTCTGTTCATTACCCACACCTTCCTTCAAGAGCGAACCATAAGGGAGGGTGAGAATCCAATCGCAGAACATACGCCACTCGTCCAGCTTGTGACCTCTGCGATATTCCAGCATATTCAGAAGGTTTTCGTAGGTCATAGTGACCGTTCGCTTCTGATTGAAAGAGGAGGGCAAAAGCTGAATCATATTCCACCAAAACTGCTTGCGCTCTACATCGGTGAAATCACCCTCGCTTACGAGCCTGTTGTAATCGTTGTACCAGCCACGATTGTTGTTAAGCTCGTTAATCACAACACCGAGAATCGCCTTGCTCGGCTCGTCCAAATGCTCACAGGAGAAGCCCTCGAAGGTGAACTCCTTTGCCTGTATCTTGTGCATGGTGGAACAACTATTAGCTGTCGTACCGACCTTGTATGTATCGAACTCCTTCCACCAGTAGAGAGGAGCGGTAATATCCACCGATACGAAAATCTGACGGAGGAACTTACGGTGAGGTGCGCCGCCACGAATGAGCCGGGTCATAAGGTCTTTATCATTGTCACCGATTGCATAGCACTCATACGGAGTACAGTCATGCTCCTTCGGGTGACAGATACCTTCTCGGTCGATGATTCCACACTTGCCGCAGTCAACCGCCGGGTAGCTGTCGGAGCGTTCCCAGCTATTGAGGGGATTTCTCATTCCTCGGATAGCGTGTTCCCAGCCCCATACCTCGGGTTTCTCAAATTTAATCATCGCTCACTCCTCCTTAATAGCGGTTCTTGGCTCGAGACAGGCTTGCCATCTGACGCTTCATCATGTCCTCGTAAAACTCGTTGCTCGGGTTATCCACCTTGTAGCAAGGGCGGTCTCCGAAGAACACACAGTAGGTGTCAGTGGTCTTCTCATGTACGATGGTGGTGTATTCCTCGGTCATAGCTGAACCAGCCATAACAGGCTCACCAGTTTCGGTCACATCGAACCCGGTACAGGTGCTACCCCAAATCTGTGAGAAACACTCTACACTGAAATCGAGGTAGACTTTCTTGCGGCTATCATTCTCCTTAATCTCGGCAATCTTCTGAACGAAGTCCGGGTCATGGGCGAGAGCCTGTTGTGCCTTATAGAGCAGAAGCTCCAAATTCGGGATTCTTGCCACCATATTTCACACCCCCTCTACATGAGAAGCGAGCATATCGGCGTGGTGTGTCCATAGAACATTTGTATATTTATGCACTGCTCGTGTATAATCGTTCCACTCGGACTTATCGAAGAAAGCTCCCATGTGATAGCGAATACACATGATTTCCTCCTCGGTGAGCTTGAAATACTGTGCCAGCACCATAACCGACTTATCACCGTGACCCTTGAGCAGAGTGTCCATAGCGTATTCCCACTTGAAATCGTCTCTGATTTCCTCGCCGCCGAGAGTTTCAGCAATGACCGGGTGCTGGTAGTTGTCCATCTTACAGAGGTCGTGGAACATACCAACCAGCAGAGGTGAGCGAGGGTTCTGCCAGTCAAGACGGCACTCCTCCGTGAGCTTCTTGAGGTGGCGAGCTACCATGTAACTGTGGTCGAACAAACCACCCTCGTAATTGCCGTGATACTTGGTGCTTGCCGGAGCGGTGAAGAATCCCTTCTCTAACAGGTCTTTCTTGACCTCCGGGGGAACAATGTCACCCATGAGGTTATTGAACTTCTCAATACGTTCTGCCAGTGTCATACGTCACCCTCCTGTCTGTGAAGACTGCGCTCTTTCTCAAACCCATTCGGGTAACGGTTGCGGAGCTTGTCTACGTTCATCTGTAACACCGTCTCGAGGTCGTAGCCGATAGCGTGGGCGGTAACTGCGAGATACCACGCCACATCGCCCAGCTCTTTTGCGAGGTGAGCTTTGTCCAGCTCGTGACCTTGGAAGCGGTACTTCTTAATCATGTCCACACATTCGCCGGATTCACCAGCAAGCCCCATAACACCGTTGAGCAGAATCTCGTCATTGTTCGGGTGGTTCATGCCAGCCGCAGTGCGGAGAGCTTCGGTCTGATACTCATTGATTGTCATGCTTTTCCTCCTGTGATTTCGCCAATTCGAGATACTTCTTCAAGTACCAATCGGCTTTCTTAATGTCCTCGACACCGTTCTTATTCCTGTGTCGGTAGATGTATTTGAGAGCATTCCAAATTCCTCTATCCTTGGTTTCCTCCCAAAAGAAGTTTGGGATTGCACCATGAATACCGCCATACCCGAGTGTCACAGGACACTCACCGATGTTCAGATTGAACTTGCCTTTGAAAAGCTCACTGTCTGAAATGGAGAGGTCATACATTCTATCGAAGAAAGCGAAAACCTCGGGTGGTATGTACTCTTTTCGCAGATTGTCCGGGTACACATACTTGCGTTCATCATCGTGCGGCTTCTTGGTTGCTTTCAGCATTGCCGCAGTCAGTTTGGCGTTCGTCATACCCATTGCCTTGACTTCATCAAGACCAGCCAGCCGACCGAGGTTGATTTTGTTCTTCAAGTAGTCTTTACGAATGTCAATCAGTCTCTCGGCGGTATCAACGTCATGTTTGCAGTAGAACTCCGTCTCGGCTTTTTCCTCCGGGGTTAGAGGACGGTCAATGTCAAACGGTACGCTGGATTCTTTAACCGACATACCGAGGTGTCCTTCAATAGCTTTAAGAGATAGCCCCTGTTGCGTATCGTCTCGAATATCCACATTACTGAAACGGAAGTAGATACCATCGAGAAGCGGACACTGCCAGCCTTGCCCTCCGGCAATAATGAAATCGTTGACCTTTTTAATTTCCTCCGGGGCAAACCCGGCGGCAATCGCTTTGATGATGTACTGGTCGTAGTGTTTCGAGTTGAAACCGACATAGATACAATCATCGAACAATGCCATTTTCAGAGCTTCATTGTCGTTCCAAATACAGGTGTAAACGCCTGTTTCCTTATCCTTGAGGGTTACGAGCCAGTCATAGGCGAAGACCTCACAGTCATAAGAAATCAATCGCATGGGCTTGACCCTCCTTCCTTTACGAAGTAACAACCGTTCTTTCGATAGGTCGTACATCGCTTCTTATAGGACTTCACGAGGTAAGCTATATCGTCCACGAAATCGTAGGCGATAGGGTCTGACTTTCCCTCGAAGGTACGAGCGATACGCCCGATACTCTGTGTCACCACAGCATAGTCCTTCTGTGGGGAGGTGAGGTACAGACGCTCCAACCGTGGTACGTCCAGCCCTTCCTTCGCCAGTGAGTAGGTAGCAAAGAGGTATTTCTTCTTGCCACTCCTCATGTCCTCAAGAGCCTGTTCTCGTTCAGCCTTGCCCTTTTTGGTTGTCATTTTGCCGCTTATCATCACAGCGTCCTTCTGCATATCAGCCGGGAGAAGACTTATCAATGTTTCGAGATGATTCAGCCTGTCCGACAGAATCAGAGAAGGTCTCTGCTCAATGGAATCTGCAATGAGCTGATTCCGGGCGGCGTTTTCGGTAAGATAGGTAATGAGCTTGGTGTAGTTCAGCGTTCCGTCCGTGTTAAGGGCTTCTCGGCTTATCTGCACCCCTGTACCCACAGGGTAGATACCTACCTTCATAATCTTGTCAGCCACAGCTTCGTCCGGGACTTTGTAGGCAACCTCACCAACAAGGGCGTAGGTAGCTTTAATCATTCCATCTGACCTGTGTACCGTTGCTGACAGACCGTATTTGTGTCGTGCCGATAAACTGTTCAGCACTTTTTGATACTGTGTCACGGCGGTAGGACTGCCGCTGACCCTGTGTACCTCGTCTGTGATTATGCAATCCCAGTAGTCCCGGTACTGTGCGAGGTCGAGCTTGCACATGGTCTGAATCGTAGCGAAGGTGATTCCCTCACCGAGATTGACTTTTCCTTCCGTGATAGTACCCATGAGGTCTTCGCTCATATAGAGCTTGGCTCGTTCCTTACTCTGTTTGATAAGGTCGAGTGTGTGGCAGAGCCATAATGTACGCCGTCCCAGCCTTGCGGCGAGGGCAATACCCATCTGCGTTTTACCGCTTCCGGCGGCACTCTGTAATATCCCATACTGGGCGGCTACCATTGCTTGTACGGCGGTTTCTTGGTAGTCATAGAGTGGAACATCAGCGTTATAATTCACCTCCACAGGGGCGGCAAATTCGCTCAAGAACAGTGCCTTATCTGATATGTCCTTCGGTAGTAGTCGGAGTGTTCCAAACGGAAGCACCAGCGTTGTTCCTCGGGTCTCATAGAGTGACAGGACTTTCGGCGTGTTTCCGAGCCATAGATTCATGCGAGATTTCTTCGCATATTCCGGGTTTGGTATGGTGAGATTTCTCTTACACCACAGCACCATTTCCGGGGTAGGGTTCTCGACTGTCAGTGTGTTTGAGACTTCAATCAGCATTTCTTCAACCACCTTTCCAGTGGCGTTCCATACTCTCGAATGTCCGTCAGATTCAGAGTTGACTTCTCATAGGAGAGAGCCACCATTGAAAAGTGAGGAATCATAATGATTTCGTCTTCAACCTTGAGTGCGAACCAGCCCTCGCCATTTCCACAGGCTTTCCATGTTTCCATAGCAAAGTGCTGATTTTCTTCCACTCTCGAGAGAGGGAATCGGTTGTTTGAACACACCTTACAGTCAATGAGGTACGCCGTTTTGCTTTTAACAGCGATAACATCTGCTGGTTGCCCGGCGGCGTTCTGCGCCATGTTGTGACACCAAAATCCGTGCTGGAACAGTAGCTCACAGAATTCGGTCTCAAAACTGTTACCGATTTTTCGGTTAGTAGCCATGTTCTTTCAGCACCTCCTTGACGGTCGAGTGAACGTCTTTATCGTCCACATAACTGTCAAGGTCTCGAATGAGTTCTGAAAGCTGTTCTATCTGATTCTGATAGTAATTCGCACAGTCCATACCCATGTGCTTATCAATCAAATCCTCAAAATCCTTCGGGGATAGGATTGTTTCGGGTCTGCCGTTACTTAGCGTCAGCATTTGTGGCATTTACATTCACCTCCTGTTCATACTTTTGCATGAGAGCAAGAACGCTCTCACTGTATGAGGTGGATTTGATACCGTTTTCCCATGCTTTCTTAGCACCGTAGTCACCCATGTTGTATGCCATCAGAGCTAAACCGTAGTCATTGTAGTTCTGAATGTACGAACCAATGACCTTGATTCCACAGAAAACATTCTGATATGGGTCAAGCATATCCGCTGTTCTGTATTCCTCTGCCAGCCATTCGTGATTGATGGTGTTAATCTGCATGAGACCGTAATCCCCGGTCTTACTAACCACTTCCGGGTTGAACTTGCTCTCTTGGTCTATCATTGCGATAACGAGTGACACCGGAACATTTTCGTCCGCACACACCTCGTAGATGTATCTCTGCAAGCTGTGTGAAAGTGGTACATCGAAGTATGTAACTTCTTCGGCAACCGGGAGGGAATCGGCTTCGTAGGAAGGAACTTCAACCGTCTCCGTTACGGTAACTTGTTTCTTCGGAGCGGTAGCTCGTCCTACGACAAGACCACCGATAAAGCCAATCAGTACCAGCGTACCGATGATGATATATGCTTGAATCACAGCGAGTTTATGTCTGTTGATTCTTTTTGTTTTCGTTCCTCTACATTGCGTAGCCATTTCTGAAAATCCTCCTCATTCTTAGGGTCTGCGTAAAACTTTGTGATGATACCCACTAAGGGTCTTGCGAGGTCATTTACCTGTATTTCCGACAGGTTCATTCATTCTCACGTTCCTTGAGAATTTCCTCGCAAACAGCGAGAATCTGCTTTGCCTTGGGATAGGTATAAACCCCTCGGAGAATACTTGACATCATAGGCGGCTGAACTGCATAACCTCGCTTCTGCAATTCCAGTATCATGTCTACCTGTGTCATTCCCACGTTTGCCATTCTCTCTTTAATGTCCACGAATCTCTTACCTCCTTCACGATATAAATTCTTGAAATCAGAATTGCTATTGACAAATAGGCGAATTATTGTTATTATTCTTATAAGACCATCAATAACTATAACTTCCCGAAAACTGCCATTTTCGAGAGGTCGCTTTCTTATTGTCAATTCGCATTTTCCGAACTTCATGTTCTTATTCTAATTCTTATTATGCGAATTGTCAATAGGAAAATTCGGTTTTTACGAATTTATTTTTTTGCAGAGGAGGAATCACTATGACATTCGCAGAGAATATCAATCGTATCTGTGCTGAAAAAGGCACGAATCTGACCGCCATTGTCAAAGCTGTTAAGGGTTCAAGTTCTTTCGCAACGGCTATCAACACCAAAGGGTCATTACCGAAGGAATCCGAAATGCTGGAAATGGCAAAATTGCTTGAGTGTTCCGTCATGGACTTCTTCGCAGACGAGGAAGACTTACCCGAGACCAAACCAGCCAACGAGGACGAGGAGGACATTCTTCGTATCTACCGAGGACTGTCCCGGCGAGCGAAGCATGAGTTCATGTCTATGGCTTATGAATTTGAGAACCGTGAGGAACTTGAGGGGGATAAGGGAACAACTGCGGCAGTGTGATAAGGTCATTCCCTTCGCTTTGATATATAGAAAGAAGATATTGGAGGTGAGACTATCAAAGCGGTAATATATGCTCGTTACTCGAGCCACAACCAACGAGAAGAATCAATCGAGGGACAGCTTCGTGAATGTCACGAATTTGCTCTCAAGAACGACTTTATTGTCGTAGACGAATATATCGACCGGGCTATCTCCGGCAAGACAGACAACAGACCGAGCTTCCAGCGGCTTATCAAAGACAGCGAGAAGGGGCATTTTGACGCTGTGATTATGTACACCCTCGACCGCTTCGCCCGAAACAGGTACGACAGTGCCATTTACAAAGCAAAGCTCAAACGTAATGGTGTGAAGATTTTCTACGCCAAACAACCAATGCCGGACACCCCGGAAGGAATCATTCTTGAATCCGTCCTCGAGGGCTATGCGGAGTATTACAGCGAGAACCTTGCCCGGAGTATCAAGCGAGGTATGAAAGAGAACGCTCTCCACGGTATCGCTATGGGAAGTCCTGTGCTTGGTTATAAGATAGGAAATGACCGTCAGTATGAGGTTGACCCAGTGGGTGCAAAAGCCGTCAGAACTATCTTCACGATGTACGCAGAGGGCAAGTCCAAAACGCAGATTGTAAACTGGTTGAATGAGCATGGGTTCAAGACCTCCCGGGGAAATGCTTTCAATAAGAACAGCTTGTCCCGGATTCTGCGAAATGATAAATACATCGGAGTGTACCGATACGATGATGTAGTCTTGGAGGACGCAGTACCTCCTATCATCGACAAGACCTTGTTCAATAAGGTACAAGCAACCTTCCGGCACAACTACACAGCCCGGGCAAAAGCCAAAGCTATTGAAGACTATCTACTCACTACAAAGGTCTTCTGCGGTCACTGTGGAGAGCCTATGGTGGGTGAGAGTGGCACTTCAAAGACCGGGAAAGTTCACCATTACTACAAGTGCGTGAATCGTAAGAGGAAGCATAACTGCGAGAAGAAGGTCGAGAAAAAAGAATGGCTCGAGCGGATTGTCGTTGAGTTCACGGTGCAACAGGTACTCACCGATGAAAACATAGAAAAAATATCCACTCGAGCTATGGAGCTGATTGAGAAGGAGCTTCAAGACACCTCCATTCTCATAGGTTTACAGGAACGATTGAAGGAGACCAATAAGAGAATCAAGAACCTCATGTCTGCAATAGAGCAAGGCATTATCACACCAACAACGAAGGAACGTCTTGAGGAGCTGGAAGAAGAACGCAGAGACCTCGAAGGGCAGATTGCCCGGGAGGAAATGAAAAAGCCCCTCTTGACGAAGGAGCGAATCATGTATTGGCTCGAATCGTTCAAGAGGGGTGATATAGAAGATGTTGAGTATCAGCGGCGTATCATCGACACGCTTGTCAACTCGGTTTATGTGTACGATGATGGGGATAAAGGACGCAAGCTCGTGCTGACTTTCAACATTTCGGGGAACAATACGCTCACTATCTCGAGTTCGGATATTGAGCGCACAGCTCCACTATCAAAAAAGTGCCTGAAATCTTAGAAAATAGTTGATTTTTCTGGGGTTTCAGGCATTTTTTATGGTTCGGATATTTGTTGAAATTATATTGTATTTGTCAAATAAATGCACTTTTTTGTCATGGATTTTGTCATGACAAATTTAAGGAATATTATTGAATAGTTCATATCCAGATTTTGTCAAAGAAACAGGATATGGAATAGTGACCGGATCAAAGGACAATCGGTGGAAAGACCTATACTTATTATGAATCCACGCAGAAACAGCGTCAAATGGAGCGGCAGATCAGAGCCACCAAGAGAGAAATCGAAGCAACAAAAAGTATCGGCGGCGATGCACAGGATTTGCAGAATAAATTGCGTGGACAGATGGCAGATTACAAAAGCTTTTCAAAGGCTGCCGGGTTGAAAGAACGGGATAATCGACTTAGAGTAGAGAGTGGAAGCAGTACTCTGAAATCTACAAAGGCATATCAGAATGCTGTTAATATGAAAAATGCCGGGGCACTTTCAAATAAAACAGATCCGTTTGGTAGAAAAAGGGAAAAACATGCAATAAGTTATTATGAAGAAATAAGAAATCGAAGAAGTGATTATGTAATAAAACGGATATCTAAAAATGGTGGGGTTTCTGAAAAAGCTGCAAAGAATATATATGAACATGTATTTGTGGAAAAACATATATTTGCAGATGGTACAGAAAGACAATTTGATCCGGATTATGATATGTCTGAGTCATTTCGAAGAATTTTAGAAGGAAAAAATATAAAACCACATGATATCACAATGTTGAGACATGAAAATCTTGAATTAAATCTCATGAAGAAGTACAATATGGTGCATGAGGATGCGCATTCTCTGGCTGAACAAAAATATAACTATAAAAAAGAATTAGATGAATTTCTGGAAAGGATAGGTGGTTAAATGCTGCTTTTAAAGTTGTTGGAAGAATCAGATTCAGAAGTAGTGTACAGCTACTTCCCTGAAAAGAAAAAATACTTTGGAACTGTAAAAATTAATAAGATAACAGGAGAGATTATTGATGTTCAGACAGCAGATAATGACTTGCATAAGCGGTACATGCATCATGCAGTATCTAAAATTATCAGTTTTTGTGAAAAAGGTGATTTTCCAAAAGAAGAGATGGTTTCTTGGTATTGAGTGTAAAAGGCAATAGAGATAATAAATTATAAGCCAAACATATGTTTGTTTTATGTTGCTAATATGCAAAAAATATCATATAATACCATTAGGGGTGATATATTGAATCCTAGTAGATTTATCTGGTATCCTTGTCCGAAGTGTGGAAGCCACCTTTTGGCAATCAATAAAGATACCGAGGTTAAAAATTTGCCGTGCAAATGCAAGCACTGCAAACGAGAAAGTTTAATAACGATAGAGCCGATTAGTCAAGTCTTAAATTAGGACTTGATTGATTGGCTCTTTTTAATGCCACAGATTGATGTAATGGCAACATAAAGGTTTGCAGAGTGGCAATTTTTTTTCTGCAGAAGATAATCAGGCCATCAGCAGATTTAAGAAATCATAATAGCGAGATTTCAAGATAGTGCAAGGAAGAAAACGAAGCGGTTATCATTACTGTGAATGGTTCGTCTTTCACCTCACGTTGTCCACTAAAAGTGGTGGAAACGAACGGTTGTCCAACCGCGCACATGAAGGAAAAGTGTGGCTCGGGTAAATTAAGAATAGATTCAGCTGTGCTTGAATCAGACCCGAAATTGAAAAGCAAGAAAGAATGCAGTGGGAGAAAAAGGATAATTAGAAAATTTGTTTGAAGAACAGCATTTTTTAGGTGTAATGATAGAAAGTTTCTGTTATAATAATACCATGGCATTGATGGGAAGGAGGCGATTTTATGCCAGCAGTAAATGTTAATATTCAGCCGGAAATAATACGTTGGGCGTTAAGCCAGACACAGAAAGAAAAACTTGGCGATACGTTAATGAACAATATTATTCAGTGGCTTAATGGCACAAAGACTCCTACCTTTAAACAGATAGAGGATTTTAGTAAAAAAGCGAATATTCCTTTGGGGTATTTCTTCCTACAGACACCTCCTGTAGAGCAGATGGAACTGTTGGAATACCGGACAGTTGACAGTATTCAGCTTGTAAATCCAAGCCGTAACCTAATAGACACAGTTCACGAAATGGAAAATATTCAGGACTGGATGAAAGATTACAGGCAGGAACTAGGGTTTGAGGTACTTCCGATAGTGGGATGCATGAAGGATGTCAGGGATGCTCAGTCAATTGTGGACAGAATCCGCAAAGACTTGGAATTAGACACAACATGGTATGAGAAATGCAGAAATTCCAGAGAAGCATTTGGTTTTATCAGAGGACAGTTGGAGACATGCGGCGTTATTGTGATGATGAATGGTGTCGTAGGCAAGAATACACATAGGGCATTGGATATAAATGAGTTCAGGGCATTTACGATGGTAGATGAATGGGCACCTCTTGTTTTTATCAATGCGGCAGATTCTAATGGAGCACGTTTGTTTTCGCTATTACATGAGGCTGCTCACGTTTGGCTTGGGGTAGACGATTTGTATAATGACAGACATAATCGCATAAATGGTGTGAGTGCCGTAGAAATCATGTGCAATGCAGTGGCAGGCGAGCTGCTTGTGCCAAAATCTGTTTTTCTGGGTAAATGGGACGATGATGAAGAAGATATTTATGCGGTTATTACAGAACTGGCAGGATATTTTCGATGTGGTGAAAGTGTGATTGCAAGGAAGGCATTAGACTGCAAAAAGATAACAAAGGATATATACAATAAAATAGTGCAGACGGCAATCGACAATTATAATCAGATGAAAGAGAATCGGGAAAAATCTGGAGGAAACTATTACAACACAATGGGTTCTCGTTTAGATGGGAACTTTGTAAAAGCATTATGCGAGAGTATTAGTATGGGAAGAACTTCTTATACGGAGGCGTATCGTCTGACCAACACCAGCCGCAAGACATTTTCAGAGGTTGCGCAGCATTTTGGAGGTATGGA